AGCAAACCCTTTTTCAATGGCAGTCTGCGGATCCAGCCAGTAAGTTGAATCCATCAAGTCAAGGATTTCTGTTTGAGATAGACCCGTCTTGGCCATATAGGCATTAGCTATTGCTATGTTTGACTTCTTTAACGAGTCCGCAGCATTCTGCATGTCATGATAGTCACCCATCTGTCCACTGGAGACATTGTGGATCATCATCATCCCTGCAGGTGACACGGCTACGACATCACCCGCCATCGCGATCAAAGATGCAGCGGAATATGCCACACCCACAACGTTCACATTGACCGGTCCTTTATAAGCACGAAGCATGGTGTAAATTTCAGAGCCGGCATCGAGAATTCCTCCACCTGAATTGATCTCAACGGATAAGTCGTCACCATTAGCCTTGTTAATTAGATCAGAGACGCTTTTAGGTGAAGCATAGTCATCGCCAAATAGATCGTAAAGCCATCCGTAATCATTAGTAACGATGTCACCTTTAATCGGTACCACTGTCGTCATTATCATCACCTCCTTCCGTTGGATCAGGGGCGCCGTCGCTACCAGTTGCTGAAGGCACTGTCCCTGTATCCTTTCGGAGTAGCATCTTGTCGCCATCCGGAACTGGTGACAGATTAAAGAATCCACGTAATTCATTCGGAGTCATCACAGCACGGTCAACTAGTTGGACGAGTGACAGTTTGGTTTGCATGCTTGCATAGCTCAAATCGCTTGATTCAAACACAATTGAATTACCAAACGAACGTTGCCGTCGGTTGAACAAGCGGCTCGTCCATTGCTCAGACATCTGCCTAATCACTGGTTCAATCTGACTTTCGTAGTAACTAATCCACTGGTTTTCAGTGTAGCTACTTTGGACAATGGCCTTGTTGGTATGGAAAATTGAGTAGATTCGATCCACAGTCGCATCCATTTGCTTAGCATTTGGCACAAAATCTGTAGGCTGTAACTGGGTTGCATCGGTCTTAGCATCAACACCAGCTGCACCGATTGAATCCTGATCTTTTTGTGTCTGCAGATACGATGCAACAAAAGCTTTCGTATTCTTCTCGATATCCTCCGGGCGCATAGCAGTATTGAATTTCAACAACCAGCGAACAGCGGCTGAATTCTTAATGGCAGATACAATACCTTGGTCAGTGGTCGTAACAATCTCCATGAGTGGTGCTAACGTCGGGCCATTCGATTCGCCAAAGATTTCGTCCTTGTTGAAATCTTTGCGCAGGTGAATCACCTGCGAATATGGAAATGTGTAGGTCTGTGCATTCTGCATGTAGAACTTGAGATAGAGGTTGCCTTGATTGTCTTGAATGGCTTCGACACTGTTAGCCACGATTGGCCAGATTGCTGTTGGCATTCCATTGGCATCATTCTGGACAAAGGCAAAAGCGTTGTTATTCAGTTCAAGCTGCGTGATCATCTTTTCTTGCAGCATCTGGCCGCTCATTAACGGGTTCGGGTCTGATAACAAGAACTGGATATAAACGTCTGGATTGACTGCGATGCTGTCACCGGCACCGGACCGAATGTGCTTGGCCACTGCTTTGCCGATCGTGGTTGCTTTGACCTCAATGGCTGACCTAATGATGTCAGATTCATAGACCTTGCCATTCCAACCAAAAAAGCCGTTACCGTAGTTGGTAACAAGCTTGTATTCCGGTGTGACTGTGACGCCACTATTTTTTCTATGAAAAAGATTGTTCCAAAATGCCAAATAATCACCTCCTTACGGTTAAATCAGCGTCTGATATTCTTCTTGATTATTCTCAAAAACAACATAAGCATCGAGTAAAGAAGCCATCCCATCAATTCGCTTGCGCTTGTTTTTTCCCTTGTCAGGTTGGATATTTCCATTTCTGTCAGTCACAATCGTCGTGTTAGACAGACACCATTTCAAGATTGGATTGTTGTTATAGACAATTCGCTTTGAACGAAGATCTGCACCAAGTGAATGCATGGGACTTGATAACGTCTTCACCCCTTGCGGAATTGCATCAAAAGTCTTTTCACCATATCGGAATTCAAGATCCTTGACGAAGTATGTGGCTGACCATGCGTCATAACCGCCTTTGAACAGGTAAATGTCATATTCTTGTTCAAGCTCCTCAAACCAGTCCATGATGTCACGATAATAGACTTTATTACCTTGGCTCGTCCTCAACAATCCTTGATCTCGCCACGTGGCATAAGGAATGTTGTCCTCCTGTGCGCGCTGCTCAAGAGTGTCTTCCGGCAGCCAGTACATTTGCTTAACGTAGATGTGATCATCATTAGGTATCTGGAAGATGACAGTTGCACAAGTCAAGTCAGTCGTCTGCGATAAGTCAGCGCCAGCAATGCCATATCGCGGCTTGAGTTTGAGTGTGTCAAACGTGGCCTCGTTATTCAGTTCATCAAAGGTCAGCCACGACTCAGTCGCTGTCTCACGGATATTAAAATCCTTGCAGACTAGGTTTTTAACCAGTCGGTGATTTGCCTTGGCTTTTTCGACACGTTCAGCCAATGTGGTCTTATTTTTGATCGTGCCAAGTCCAGGGTTTGCCTTGACCCAGCATTTCTCATCACGCCATTCCGCACGTTTGTCGAGTTCGTAGATGAAGAACAATGAACGTTCATCCCTGTAACCTTCGGGTTGATCATATCCTGCAATCGTCATCTCAGCGTCGTCGTAGATCTGATCATAAATATCTTCGCGGATCGTGCCAGCGGTGGATGTGATGAAAATCAGTGGTTGATCCCGTGCAGTGATCCCATCGGCCATGATGTTGTAAAGTGGCTCACCGTTCTTCCACTGGTGAATTTCGTCCATCAGGATGCAAGAAGAATTGAGGCCGTCAAGCGTATCGCTGTCAGATGACAGAGGCTTGAAGACGCCGTCGTTGTAATCTTCTGAAGACAGATCAGCCACATGCGTTTTGATTCGCTTAGCCAAAGCCGGAGATTTTCTGACCATGCGCTTGGCTTCATTCCAAATGATCTTCGCCTGATCCTTCTTCGTAGCCACCGCGTACACTTCAGGCCCAGCCTCACCATCGGCAATCTGCATGTACAACCCAACAGCGGAACCGAGCAGCGACTTCCCGTTCTTCTTACCAACAATCAGGACAACCCGCTGATACTTTCGGAAACCCGCACCGTCAACGAATCCAAAGGACGCTGCCAACAGTGCTTTCTCCCAGAGTTCTAGGACAATGTGCTTCCCGCCTGCTGGTCCCTTGCTGTGACGGCAATAGTTCTCGATAAATTCAAGCACGTGATTACCACGACGATTTGAGTAGTACCATTCACTATTGTCATTGTGCATGTCTGCGATGAGCTTCTTGTACGTGCAGTAGATTTTCTTGCCGACAACTTGATCACCACCATTCTGCACAAACGATTGCCAGTATTGAGTAATTGGATCGTAATCAGGTGGATAACTGACATGTCGATCGACACGAATCTTGATCTGAATGTCAGCCATTGCTATTCGCCTCGTTCCTCAACAAAGTCATCAAAGCCGTCGCTCTCTTTGTTGGGATCGGCGGGCATGATTGCGGATTCTCTCGGTAGCAAACTGAGTAACTTATCCATCGCGGCAGTGTATCGATTGATCATCGTGTTGTATGATTTCTGGGCGGGATTCTCAACACGCATCGTCTGCTTCCCATTGTGCATGAGAATCGTTGGCCCTTTAGATTTGACTTCATCTTCCAAGATCTGAAGCGTGATGGTCATAAATGCACATCTTTGGATCAAGTTATCGGCCGCTGCCAACTTCTCCGCTGAGATACCGGATAACGTTTGACGCAACCGCTCATATTCGAGCTGAATGGCCACATCCTGCTTTTCAATCGACATTTTCCGGCTCAATTTCGTCATCCCCTTAAATTTGTTATCCCCCCCTCATACGAAAAAACAACCTGCGTATTATTCGTGTGTTGCATGCCGTTCCTTTTTAAACAGCTTCTTATGGCTTCGCAGGGGGGACCGACTAACCGGTACTAACTGACCATGAGCGTCAAACATAACGTCAGAGCGAACAGCAGCTGTCTTCTCAAAGTGTTCCTCTTGGTGACAATCGAAGCAAAGATACTCTAGGTTGTCCCAGTTAAGCGTGATGCTTGGGTCATTGATGTTGTCTGCTGTGATGTAGTGCTTGTGGTGGACGATGTAGCCGGGCTTGATGATACCTCGCTTCAAGCAGCGCTCACACAATCCACCGACACTGGCAATGTAGGCGGCACGCGTCTTCTTCCACTCTTTACTGTGATAGAAAGGCTCGCTGATCTCTCGTGGTACCATGGCCATCGTATCCACCTCCCAATGACATATTAAAAGAGCCGGCCATCATGACCGACTCAAAATATAGAAGGTATAAGATCAATCAGCTGCGTTGTTGCGATGTCCTATCCTTTCGATACTACCATGATAACAATATTACAGAGGGTATATGCGACAGGAATGCGACAACTTCACCACCCAAGCTCGTCAGCTAAAGTCTCCATGAAATTTCTTCGAAGCCTTTGAACTGATCGAACACTGACATGAAACTTCAATGCAATCCCATTTACTGTAAGACTTGGGCGATCTTTAAAATACAGCTCTGAAACAATCCCGGTAGCTAACGTTGGAGACTTATTAATGGTTCGCTCAAC